CGTCAAGAGGCCGTCCAACATCAGCTTCACGCTCTCTTGATCGGTAGGGCTCCCCTGTGTCGCCGGCGTCAAAGACGTATCGCCGTTGATAATCACCTCATGCAGATCCTTTGCAAACATCTTCGCAAACATCTCTGCAATACTTTCCGTGCTCGTCCCCATATCCTCAGCATAGCTGTCAGGGATCTTCAAAGCCAGCACCAGCTCCTTCACGCTGTAACTGATGTCCGCAGCCGATAAATCCTGCAAACTCGCCACACCCTGCCTGCCCGCAGAAGTGTGCGCCGTAGTAAAGCTGCGCGTCTTATACGGTGCAACCGTCACCACCGGATATGTACCCACCGGCAGCTCCACCTTCGGACACGTGCACATCTGCAAAATGGGCGCATTTGCTATCACCATATCCAGAAACTTGTCCGCCGTTGCAGGACTAAGTATACCCAATGCCTTTCTGTCAATATCTGCCATCTCTTTCTCCTATCCTATTCCAATTTGCCAAAGTCAAACTCGTGGAAAACAGCCTCCTCAGCACCCTCGCCCTTCGTGATCCTCACCTCGTCTCCATCGATGATCATCTGCCTGGTCTTCGGCACCCTATCCACCTTTTTGCCCAGTTGTTCAATCTCGCCCGCCATCTTCGCTATCTGCTCTTTCAGCTCCGTCAGGCTCTTGGCAACCTCGCCATCTTCCTTCTTCTCCTCGCCCGCTGGCGGCTCCTCGTCGCTCTTCACACACTTTGCATACATGCTCAAGCCCTTCAAATCACCCTTCTGTATCCTCTGAAATGTCTCATTCTTCGGATCCATCTTGATCACCACATCCCAAGCCCCTTCGGGATTCACGTAGCTCTCCACCACACTCGCTCCCACCGCCTTGCCGTCGTGATTGGTATCAATGTTCGGATTCCTGCCCTTCATCAGAAACTCGTGCGCGGCCTCTCGAATGGTCGCCGCATCCGCCCAATCACCATCGGCATCCTTCACGTTCGGAGCATAAACCGTGCCATACACCAAGCCCTCAGCAGTGCTCTTCGTGATCGCTATCTGCTTCGTATCCGTAAACGTGTTGCCATCGCCCTTGTACACGATGTCAAGCTTGTTCGCCGGATCCTTCACCAGGCTAATGAACGTCACGTCCAACTTGTTCAGTTTTGCCATTCTTTCTCACTCCTTTGCCTCGGCTCTTTATCGTCTTACCGAGGCTCTGGAGATAAGATGTCACAGGGGCCAAAATAGTCAAATTTCCTGTGCATATGTGCACGATTGTTTCTAACTGCCCCATTTACCAATCTCTTACAAATGCACAAAAAAGCCCTGGTGAAATGCCAGGGCTTGCCATTTTATAATGCTTCCTACGCTACCATACAAACAGAAACAACCTACCTAATCCCCTTACTTTTTTCTATGAACTAATCGATATTATCGAATAGTTGCCCCTAACTCCCTGCTACACAGACCTTTCAGTTACCGAGGAGCCCTCGGTAACTCACAACCCCAACAACCACGCAGCTCATTTGCCAACCGGTTTGATAGACGTCGATTCTACATAGGGCGATTCCCTACACGCCTCGATCACTGCCCGCAGCAGAAAGCGCCGCGGCTTCATCCCATCCCTTTTCATCTTTTGCGCTATCTTCCACGCTGTGACATGATAGTGATCCGCAAGCTCCTGCTGACGTTTGCTCAGCTTCGCCCTGTCATTGATCTTTGCACTCAGTTTTACATTCTTCACCCTCTCGGCCAGCCCCTCATCCCGCGGCGGGATTTTCTTTTGACGCAGCCACTCCTCGATCGGACGCACCGGCGGCATCTTGCCCGGCTTACGTCCCTCTTGGATATACTCCGCATGCGGCGCAGAGTATACCTTCACAACCAGATTTGCCTCATCCACCTTCGTCTTGGTGCTATGGAAAAGCGTTTTCCAAGCCACCAACTGTTCTTCTCTGATTATCTTGACGGCCTTCGCTTCAATCCGGTTAGCCAGGTCGTTCAACACCAGGATAACAGGTCTCTTTACCTCATTCATGCTTTGCCCTCCCGCTTATCTCGATTTCCTGGGTGATAGGGTCGTAGGATATTTCGAGTGGCCTGATGCGGTAGTTTTGGAAGGCGACCACAAAGTCAATCAGCTCATACGGCGAAGCAATACCCGCTTTTTTGATGTCTTCTGCCTTGATGTGTGTTCTTAGGGTAGCCTGGTTGGGAAAGTCGTTTAAAACAGCTTTGTATTTATCCTGGATGGAGTCGATAATATCCTGGAATGCGAGGCAGACGGCGGTGATCTCGGGAGGATCGTTGTCAGCGCGGTCGAGAGAGAACTCTATAGGATCGGTGAAGTGTAGGACTGGCATGGAAGTATCGTTTCGGTTGTAGATGCGGAAGTTGTATTTATCCTGGGCGAGGACGGCGTTGGCGGTGCGGAGCATCTCTCCCAGGAGATCGGCAGCCTTGTAGTCGCCTTCCACCACCTCGGTACTGCGAATGGAGGTGGGGCCGGTGTAATACAGTTTCCATTTCCTGACTCGGTACTCAGCTTCCCCCGCAATCACGTGTTTCGACAGTCGCGGCGGGATAGGCTCGGGACGGATGGGGATTGGCCAGCGCACTTCCCAATCGTTTTGCGAGACCAGCTCCAGGCGGGTCTGATTGAGTCGATAAGTCCAGTGGCGAAGAAACTGGAGATAGTCTTCCGGGTTCAGTCCCGGCAACATAGTGTATTGCCAGTAGACGAAGTAGACTCCATCCGTCTGCTCTGTAAAGCCAAAATTGTAGCGGCTGAATTGGCTGTTGTATTCTCCCCGCATAAGGTCTTTTATCTGCATGATTTCGACCTCTTGGAGATGGTAAGGCAGCCACAGGTCGTAGTCGTAATCCAAGTGGGCATATTGCCAGTTCAGGGGGCCAATGCGTCCGAGGAGGCGGCGGACGTCTGCATTGGTGTAGGTATCGGTTTCGGGCTCGGGTCCGGAGATAGGGGGATGGAGAACGTCGTTCATAATGAGCGGTATGGTAGCGACAGGATCGAGGTAGGTGATATTATCCTCGATACGGTAGATCCTGTCTTCTGCCAGGCGCAGCACGAGGCCCAGGAAGTCGACGAGCTCAAGTTCTACGGTTTTGGCGTTGAGAGAGAGGTATTCGATGTTGATATTGCCTTCTTCGAGTACGCCACCGTAGAGGACGTTGTTCTCCGTATCCTGGATAAACGCGCTGAAGCAGTGAAACCCACACCTTATCTCCCTCGCCTCTCCAAACAGTATCGCCTCCAACCCCTCATCCATCACCAGCTTCACCTTCGCCGTCCGCGCCTCCTGGCTCCAATAGTCTATCCCGCTATAGCTCAGCGGGTCGAGGGAAAGTTCCAATATGTCCTCGTTTTGGTAGATGAGCTGGCTGCTGCGAAGTATCTTAAGCTTCATCTTTTTCCTCTTCTATCCTTATGCGCTCTTTCATCATCGCCATGTATCCCTTTGTCATCTCATCATCATACCATCCATCAAACTGCTCCACCACCTCTTTATCTATCTCCACGATCCGCTTTTGCAGTTTAGGGGCGATTGCGTCCCATTTTTCATCCCATAGCATCCTCGCCAGTATCCATATCTCTGCGTTATCGTCGTTACGCTCAAGGTATTTTATTACCAACCTGTATCTCTCTACATAATACTCTGTAAGCATTGATCCTTGTAGTTCCAGATGCGGTCTACATATTCGGGATGGTCTGTATCTCTCTACATAATACTCTGTAAGCATTGATCCTTCTCCTTTGTATATACTTTCATCGGTTATCCAAACAACCTTGCCATGCTTTTCCCTGTTGAGGTTAAACAATATCTCAATCAGCGGGCGTCCATGTAAAGTTTGGATACAGTTTTCGTCAAGGTTTATTACCATAAAGCTATGAACATCTTGCCCATTATATCGCCGTTGCTGCGGGCTCCATAGATACAGCGTATGCCGCCCATTGCGCGCCGATATCGCCATCCCTGAATGTGACAGGGGGCTCCTGATCATCTCCCGGATTATCTGCATGTATTCCCCTGCTGTTAAAATGCCAAACTCATCCTTATGATCCTCAAAGTGTTCCCTCAACTTCTTAGGCGTGGCAAACTCAAAACCCATTGCCTTATCCAGGATCGCATTCACATGCCTCTCTTCCAACGGCTCCAGATTATGGTATCTATCCATCGCCTGCTCATACGGATCTGCAGGCTCCACGTAGGGGATAATCCGCGTCCGGCAGTTGTAGTGATACGGCGGCAACCATGGCTTGTACATATCTTTGGTGGGCGTCTGATAGAAGAACCTGTTGCCCTCCCAAAACTTCTCATTTTGCACCAGTGGCTCCTGGCCCTTCAGGCTCTGGGCCGCTGCACCTATCTCAAATATCCGCCCGTTCATACTCCGGCAAATCGGCGTGGTAGCATGATCGATATAGGCCACCACCTGCACCTTTTGGACACCCCGCCTCTGATACTCGTGCATCCGCTCGGTGGTAACGGCGCGACTGACCGTGGTATGGACGTAACTCTCTGCCAGATCAGGCCGCAAGTTCTGCTTCCGCGGATAGGTGCGGCGGATGGTGTCGCGGATATCCAGGTAGAGCGGATCGCGACCTGTTACCCTCTCCAAGCCGGTTCCGCCCGGGATGGTGATACGCTCTTCGCCACTGCGGTTATAGAGTTTTTCCAGACTCCTAAACATTTCCCTGGCACTGATGCGTCCTCCCAAAAATCGCAACAAAAGCTGCGTGAGCATCTCCCTGCGGTTGGCCTTTACCAGTTTCTGCCAATACAATATCCTCTTTAACATTTCCTTCTCCTTTCCTTGAAACCTGCGTCAGCAACTGACAACTGACTACTGACAACTGACGACTGCGAGCTCCGCTCGCCCGCCTTCTCCTCCGTCGTAAACTCATGCCCACACTTCTTACACTTTCTTATCCGGATCGTCTTTCCGCAAAT